CGCGATCTGCGCCGTAAAGGCCAGCTTGTACAAGCCGCCCTCGATAAATGTGATATCGGTCAGGGGCGATCCGGTCAGCGTGATGCCTTCGGTGATGATGTCATCCAAGGCGATCTTGTAAGCCGTGTCAGCAGCCGCAGCCGTGATGTCAGCATCTTGGCCCAATACAGCATACCCGTCGGCCAAAATGATCTGCCGCCACTCGTCGCCCTTCGAAACGACGGGATACCCGCCAGCCGCATCCCACAGCAGGACGCCGTTTTGCGTGGCCGGGGCCGCCGGGTCCCTAAATGTCAGGTTATCCCATGACCGGGCCAGCCAGCGCCGCAAGTCATTGGCCCAAGTCGCAATGTCATTGCCAACTGGTGGGACGCCAAACCTCATCGACGGCCACCCGGCACGGCATCAATGCGGGGAACACCCCAGCGCCAGTTGGTGTTGATGTCGCCCGTCACCCGCATGGCAATCTGACGCCCAGAGAACCGCACGTTCGTGGGGTTGCCCATGTTGTAAGGCCCGTAGCTGCGCTCGGTGTCGTTGGGGTAAAACCGTGTCTTGAACGTCACCGTGGCCTGACCTTGCGTCCGCTCATCAGGGATAAACTCGACGGCGGCCAAGATGTTATCGCCTGCGCCAAGCTGCATCGGGCCGCTTTCGGCATAAGGTGCCACGCCGTCCATAAAGTTGCCGATTTCGTGGTTGATCGCCTTGCCGTCAGCACCCATCCAAATCGGCGTGTTGAAGACGCCAGCGTCAACGCCGCTTGTGCGCGAAATGGCACCCGTGGACCAGTGGTTTTCCTTGTAGTTGAAAACGACATATCTGTCGTTTTCGATGCTGCTGGCTGAGGCGTAAAACCACCAAATCTCCGAAAACTTGGCGTTCGCAACCGCAGCAATTTTAGACCGCTGCGTGCTGTTGATGTCGGAGAAAACGTAGTCCGAAACCTCGCAGGGAACCTCGCGCACGGCACCGCCAGCGTAAACAAAAAAGCCGCGAGACCCCATCCAGAAGACGCCAGCGTCCACGGCAGCCGCACACAGGCGCGAGGAAGCTCCGCAGGATGAGCCGACACGCTCAAAGCCGTACACAAACGGAGGCCCCTGATAGGTTGCCGTGTGGGCGTCCTGATCGGTCAGGATCAAGGTTTGCCCGCGCGTGCGGATGCCAAGCATGATTTGGCCGCTGGTTTGCAGTTCGATGTCGCCAGCTTCATTTGTGGCGGAAGGCGTCCAAACCGTGTTGGCCTCGCGGTCGCACCACTGAACCTTGCGACCATTGCCGCCAGCCCCGAGGGCAAAGAGGAACCGCTCCTCGGTCACGACCAAGCCGATGCACGACGTGGGCGCGTTTGTGATGACGACGGCATCGGCTGCCGTGTCCAACTGCCACTCGACAAGGCGACCGTCACTGTCGCTACAGGCTACAAGGTATTCGCCCCAGTTATCCAAGGACCAAGTGGTCGCTGGATCGTAGGTTCCGATGTCAGGACGCGGGATGCCGTAAGCCGCCGTGCCGTAGAAGCCGCCGCCGTAGCCAGCGTTGAAGGAGGCATCTTTTTCACCAGCCGTGTAGGACGTTGGCGTGATGTTGTATATGGTGTTGCTCGCATTGCCGACGAACAGGCCCGCATAGGTGCCTGCCGCATACCAGCGGTCGCCGCTTAGGTCTCGCCATGCCACAGCCCCGCGCAACGGCTGGTTCGTCATCGTTGCACGGGTTAGCCAGCCACCAACGGGCTGCATCGTGCCGTCTGTCCACCGCACCAGTGAGGCATCACGCCAGCGGCTTGCGGCCTGCAAGTCGGTGCCGTTACGGTAAACGCCGGGCGGAAGCTGTAGCGGGATAAGAGGCATGGCAATCTCCTGTTGCGCGCATACTACATCATGCGAGCAACTTCGCCAATGTCTTAGGGCCAGCCACGCCGTCTGCGACAAGGCCGTTTCGGTCCTGCCACTTCTTCAGGGCGTTTTCTGTGCCTTGGCCGAAGTCACCATCTGCGCCAATGCCAAGGGCAGCTTGCAGCTTTTTGACCAGATCACCCTTGGAACCTTTCCGCAGAGTCTCAGAGACGGCAGTGGTCACAGGCGCACTGGTGTCGATCTTGCCACCCAACGCCGCCATCGCCTTCGCATAGCGTTGTTGGCGGTCAGATAGGCCGATGTCGCCCCCGTTAATGATCTTGGTCAGCCGCACTTGGTCGCCCGTGTCCGCGACCTCATTGAGGTTGCGGCTGCCCCAGAACCACAGTGCGCTTTCAAGTGCGCCCTTCTTGGTCAGTAGGTAGGCAGCGGCTTCCTCGGCGGTCATGCCGACGGTCTTGCCGAATGCAGTCGTATTTGCACGGCCAGTAACCTGCTTCAGACCTTTTCCAGAAAATAACCACCCGTCGCCGTCATTCACATTGCCAAGTGCGCCGCCCTTGGAGCGGTTCTTGTCCATGTAAACGTAGTTGGCGATCTTCTCGGGCTTGCCTGCATACTCGGCGGCATTCTCTTTGCCGGGGCCGAAGTAGCGCGGGAAGACCTTCAGGAGGGTGGCCTCCTTGTAGTTGAGGTTCTCCTGCAAGACGCGGAAGTCCATGCTCTCATGGGCGCACTGGGCGATGAAGCCCGCGATCCGCTTGTCGGTCGTGATGCCATACTTGGGCAGCATCTCATTCAGAGCGGCGCACCATTCGCCGACTTCTTTATTCGTCGGGATCATCACAGCCAGTTGGGCTTCGGTAATCAGGCTCATTCACATTCTCCTATTCGCACCAAGACTGCTTGGCGTCGCCTTTGTATGGACGGGCAAGGCCCGCAGAGATCAGGCTTTGGGCTAGGCTCTGGTGGTCAAGGTAGACCTCGCCCAGCACACGGCCACCGTACTTGTCCCACTTCAAGATCTTGACATCGACCTCAAGCGCATTGGCGACCGCGTCTTTTGTAAAGGCGCTGGCCTTTTTGGCCAAGGCTGCTTCCGCGTCGCATTGAGCGCGAGGTGCTTTCTCTGGGGTGTCGATGCCAATAACCCGGATTGACAGCTTGGGCGGCAGGGGCGACGGAAGAAAATCCACCGCAATCTCCACGGTATCGCCGTCAATGATGCGGGTAATTTCATAAGCATGGGCAGGCGCAGCCGTCAGCAGGAGCAGGGCCAGCCACTTCATTTCTTCGGCTTCTTCTTCAGGACCGCGCCAAGCACAGCCTCTTGCGCCATGTCCTTGCCCATGCTGCCGAGAAGATCGCCGACGTTGCCCGTGGCTGCAACCTTGATTGCGTTCTCTACCGGGTCAGGCAGGTTCACCTTGTCCAGCACAGCATCGACCACCTTCTCCTTCGCCTTGCGGCCAATGAGCATTCCAACCATGCGTCCGATCATTCCACAATCCCCCAATCTTCGCCAAGCATGTCTGTCTGCGAGGCCAACCACGGAACCCGCGCGCCGGGAGTGTTGGCGGCATCAGCAGGATAGTTCAAGTAAACGTAGGGCAGTGTCATTTTGCTGTGCGCGTCGGGTCTCTGCAACTCAAGCCACAGCCCCTTGCCGTTCCAGCCGGAGCGAGCAACACGCTTTCCGTCCTTCAGCGCGGCAAGCGCGTCTCCAAAGTTCATCATTCGGTGTACTCCTGTGTTGGCGGCTCATCGTTGCCACCGCGTTGCTTGCCATTACCTGCTGCCATCACGCCGCCGAGAGCGCCGACGATGAAGCTGGCAATCGGGGTGAGAAGCTCAAAGAACTTGCGATCGTTCTCAGAGCTTTCGCCTAGAGGCTGGGTCACGAAGACCAGCGAGTAGAGGATCACGAAGATGGTGCCGCCGAGGATCACGGTCAGAGCCACGCCGATAAAGTAGCGCAGCTTGGCTTCCATCACGTCAGGGTCGTTCTTGCTAGACATCAGTTGCCTCCTGTCAGAGCGTCCGCGCACATGCCCGTGCGGAGACAAATGGGTGGGGTGCATTCGACCGAAGACCAGTTGACCGGGTCTTGGCAGGGATAGCGATAAAACCCGTCACCAGACAGGTAGAAGATCGCGGCGACAGCGACGGCAAAGCCGCCCCAGACAAAGTACTCGGTCTTCATTGCATCGGGTTCCTTATCAAATCATCCATGGCTTTCCACAGGTCTTCGATCTCGGCGCTGTACTTGTCCAGCTTGGCATCGATGCCGCCAGTGATGCCCTCGGCCTTCTCCACCTTCGACCGCAGGTCCATCAACTCTTTCTGCTGCTCAAGGATCGTCCCCATCTGGGTCGAGATTGCCGACAGCTTCGGTGCAAGGCCGCGCACATCGTTGTCTTGGATCGCTTGCTCAAGGGTTTGCACCCGGCTGACCACATCCAAAACTTCGGCAACGCTTTCCTCCACGCCCCAGAACCGATTGACCACATCATAGCCGTAGTAAATCGTGCCGCTGATACCAGACAAGACAGGAAGGGCGGCTGCGAGCCACCAGCCCTTTACGTCAAAGCCCGCTATCTTCAGGCCGTTGGTTTCAGCCTCCTCGCTCACGAGCCGTAGCCCGCAGCGTACACGTCGGCCAGCGTCACAGTGTCAGCACCAAGCAACCCTTGCAGGCCGATGCCGAAGACGTTGGCCGCGCTGATGTTCATGATGTCAGCCGTGGCAGAGTATGCCACCGTCGCGCCGTACAGGCTGGTGCCGCTGTTGGCCGCGTAGGCGTCAACTGTCCCGGTCATGGTCGCGTTGCGGGATGCAGCCAAGAAGGCACCAGCATCGCGGGCGTAGGTCTGCACTGCGCCGAGGGCGTTGTTGTAGTTGCTCACATCGGCGGCGCTGATGGTCATGTCGTTGTTTGTCAGGATCGTCTGGAAGGCCATCTGTTCCTGAACCGTGTCGGCGTTGGCTGCCATGTTGGCCACAGCCTGCACTTCCATCAAAACCGCAGTTGCGGCAACGAGGTTATCGACAGCCGTATCGAGATTTGCCATCGTTGCAACGTAGTTATCCTGAAACAACAATTCGGCGTTATAGTACGTCGCGTCGATCACCCCCTGCACATCAGCGTTGTAATCAAGCCGCATCTGCTCAGTGACAGTCGCCGTCTGCATGATGCCGGGAGCGAGGATGTCGCCTTGCTCAGCACTGTAGACCGCGCCAGCCGTCAGGCTCTGAGCCGCCGACAGTTGGTTAAGGATTGTCTGGGCTGACCCCTGAAGATTGTTCATCGTTGGCTCTGCGTGAGCGGCGGAAACGCTCAGACAGAGTAGGGCCACTGTTCTCTTGAGGTACGACATCGGGCAGTTCCTCTCCGATCATCAGGAATGTGTCCCAAAAGGACTTATCTTGCGCGTACCCTACCACATAAATGTAGGGATTGTCACGCATGGCCAGATAGCCCTCGCGGCCTACCAGCAGCTTGCCCGTTTCGATGCTGTAGATCGGGCATGGCGTGCTGGCCAGCGCCATAGCTTTGTAGACCTTGGCATTGTCGCACATGACAGAGATGCCGCTGACTTGCAGCCCAAGCCCGCCAGCTTCCTGCGGTGTTCCGAGCAGCCTTGCATCCTTGCGGCGGTTGCACTCGGGGTCTTGCTCCATGCTGCCCTCGGCCCTGCCGAAGATGCTGATCTGAAACGCCTGCTGCTTCGGGATCAGGCAGCTATCGTTGCCACCGCCGCCCATGACTGTCGGTGCTGCGGCTGTCGGCACGGGCGTCGAGAACGGCGAGGAGCCAGCGCCGTTGTAGTTCCGCGTCTCGCTGGTCGAGATGTTGCCGCTGTCGATGGTCGAATTGGTGTTGCCGGAGTTGGTGTTCAGGTCACCGCTGACTTGGGCGGTGGCGACTGTCGTCAGTAGATAGAGCAGCGCGCACCCATAACGTCCCGCGTATCGCCGGAGCATAGCAGTTCGTTGGCCGCGTCTGGCATTGCCATGTAATAGAGCGTTTCCGCGTTCTGTCTGATCTCGCACTGGCGGTCACCTTTCGGGCAGGCCGTCGTGTAGGCCACGGACGATACAGTAACAGGGCCGCATCCGGCGACCAAGAGGACGAGTGCTAGTCTCATCTGCTAAGGCTCCGCATCAGTTCGTCGATCTTCTTGTCGAGGTTGTCCAGCCGCGAGATGACCCGGTTCATGTCGGTGTGCATGTCGGCCCGCGTGACGTAGTCACGGGCTACTTCCTCGCGTGTGCGGTTCAGCAGGATTTGAAGCCGCTTCACTTCCTCGACATGGTTCTTCAGCACCCAGCCGATCAGGCCGAGTGCTGCGCTTAGACCGAGGCTCCAGAGCATCTCGGTCGTCATTTTACCACGGCGTCCCGGTCAGGGTGACAGGTGCCTTCTGGGCTTCGATCTGCTGCAACAGGCTGGCCTCTGCGGCGTCCTTGTCCACGGAACCCCAGACCCACGCCAGAACGTCGGCTTCGGTGAGGGTGTCGTAGGGCTTGAAGCCCGCTGCGGTGGCGTCAGGAGTGAAGCCTGCGGTGCTGTATGCGGAGGCGCTGTAGTCCCCGTCAACGGCAGTCACGGTCCAGTGGGCGGTCGTCACGCCACCATCAGCGGCATTGCGGTCGAGTTGGGAAATCTTCCAAGTGATGACGGCGGTCATTCGGTTTCTCCTTTAGGCCTCTAGGGCGGTTATACGAGCCTCAAGGGCGGTGATGGTGGCTTGCTGCTCCTGCAAAGCCTTAACGAGAGTGGCGACCAAGAACGAGGTGTCTACGCCCTGATACTGCGGGTTGCCCTCGGCATCTACAGCGTCCTTCTCACCCGTCACGCAGTCAGGCACGACAGCTTGCAGTTCATGCGCGATGAAGCCTTGGCCATCCGAGCCGTCAGCTTTCCATGTGTAAGTCACAGGGTTCAGCTGGGCAATCTTAGCCAGAGCATCCTGCATGGGCTGGACGTTCTCTTTCAGGCGGTAGTCGGAGGAGGTGTTGTAGGCGGTGCTTGCGTTGGTCCAAGCAATTGACCCTTTTTCGACATTCGCGGTTCTAAACGCGACCTTCGCCGTTCCACCTGTTGCTGTGTTGTTAAACACAAAAACTTCATTCGCTCCGCTTGAAACGGTACCCGTGACCCCGCCCCCGGTAGGCCCCAAAGTGCAACCAGTTACGGTTGCGTCGTTGCTCGTCCTTCCAACCAGCAGGTTCCCGCTGCTGTCGATGCGGGCGCGTTCGGTGGCTGCGGCGTTGTAGATACCAGTAGAAAATACCATCTGCCCATCTGGAGATGCGGTATTTGAGCCTCCAGCAACAACTTCAATACTGGCAACCGAATGCGCTCCAATACCAGTAACATCCGAAGTGTAGAAATCAATCTTGCCGAGTTGAACGCCAGCGGACCACGTTGCCGACGTTCTTGAGTCTCTAAGTGTTAGTGTGGGAGAAACACCACTAACATCCAATAATGTTGCAGGCGAACTCGTCCCGATCCCAAGTTGCCCACTCGCGTTCAGCGTCATAGCCTGCGTGAAGGTGATCGCGTTGCCTGCGGTGCCGGTGCTTGCGTTGTGCCATTCAAACGTGCCATTATTACCGTTTGCGACCTGCATCACGGCTGCGGCGCTTGCAATATATTTGTATGCCGATCCATCGTAATAAGCGTTGCCAAACAGGCGCGTCCTGTAGCCCGCCCCAACATCGCCAGCAATAGCGCCAGCAGAACCGATCTGAAGGCCGCGCATTACCCCGGTTCCCCAAGCACTCGGCGTAACCCCCAAACCGAGGTTGCCTGATGCGTCGATACGGAGGCGTTCTGCTGTGGCAGTATTATCGTAAATTGCAAGAGCATCAGATGCTGCAATATTATAAAGAAGCCATTTATTTGTCGTCCCTTCGGCAATCCTAAAGCCACCATCTTGACCTGTCGCAGAACTAACTCGGATATAATTTTCTCCGCTTGCTGTCTGAACATCCAGCTTCGCCCCAGGCGAAGTCGTCCCAATCCCCACGTTGCCCGAACTATCCACCCGAAGCCGCTCAGCCCCACTCGTCTCCACCGTCACGGTATCAGCCGCAGGGAAACGAATGGCGGTGTTGGTGTCGCCAGAATGGATGATCTTGTCGGGGATGGTGATGTCAGCCGTGAAGG